CTCTACCTCGTTGAAGTCACGAAGCACATTATTTATCAGAGTGAGGTAGGAGCTTGCCATATCAGTACCCGTTAGCTTTCGCTATCCAAATCTTCAAGTGCTTCAAGCTTGTCTTGAGCTTCCGCCCAACTAGCGACTGCCTTGTCCATCTCCTCCAGCAAATCCGGGTGTTCACCGATAGCCGCCGGGTTTTTTGTGTAATTAGTGTATACAAACAACGCATCTTTCTTTTGAGCTTCGTATTTATGTTTAAGTGCTTCATAAGCAAGACGTTTCATAGTGTTATCCTCGTATAGCATTATACACCTTTATACTGTTATTGGCAAGAATTATTTTCTTGACTTTTCTATCGCTTTGAATGTTTCACGTAACGTAGCTGGTTTTTCGTGTTTGGGATCGTACTTGCACTGTATCTCTCGTGGGAAGTATTCTCCCATGTCATTCCAAACACTATCCACCGTATTGTTAGGACCATGATATATACAAAGCCTTTCCCCGTCTATGTTGCTACATCCCTTCAGTCTACACGTTACATACTCAGGCCACGTTTCTGCATTGGCTAGTGTGCCTCTAAGAAATGCTATAAACCCGTAAAGTATTCCTGCAGCGAACAGTCCCATCATTATCCACGCTACTATCTCTACAAACTTACGGCGGCGTTGTCTTTGTTTGTACAGGGTTTCTTGGCGTTGCTTGCGAATGGACCCTTCCATCTTGACCAACTCATCCCACTTGGATCTTCCAAGCGTCAGGCCAATCCACTGTTGTAATTCATAGCGTTGCTGCTGGGCTTTTTGTTTGGCAGCAAATGTTTCTATTGCTTCTTGTTCTACAGACTTACCCGCAAACAACTTCTTAAATATAGGCGGGTTCTTGGCTTCCTTCTCCAGCATGTCCAAGTCAGACATGGCACCCATCCAACGAGACAAGTCAGACGCCATCGACTCAATGTCACGGCCTACTTGGAACCCCTTCTTTATAGCTCCAAATGCGGCGGATGCGGTAGCCATCGCGCTAATCGGGTCCATCAGTATACCTTTACGTTACCTTCCGTTATAAACTTCGGCACACAGTATGCCGTCAGGAGATTTCCTTGCTTGTGTAGGGTTTGTGCGTACCAGACGCATTCGTTGAGATCCTTAAAGTGCATGTCGTTACTGACCAGCTTTTTGTCATCCCCTACGCCCACGAAAACAAACAGGAGAAAGACGTGTAGCATGACAACCTAGAACTCTCCCGTCTTCATAGCCTCTGCCAACTTGGTGGCCCGTGATTTTACTTGACGTGCCCAACGCGAGTCTAGCATCTCGACTGATGCGGTGTCGAAATCCCCTGCCTCTACTGCTGCCCACATGTTCTTAAATTTACACAGACGCGGCACACCCATGTTAAAGGCCATGTCCATCAGGATAAGTTGCCGTGCAGCATCCAGTTTGTATACACACGGGTGCGCTTTGCACAGTTCTTCTTCTACGATCTTTATGTCGTTTGTGGCTAGATACTTGGCGTCTGCTTCGCTTATGCCGTTCGTGTACACGATAGCCATGTTGGGTATGTCCATGTACTCAAGTTCAACAGGAGTGATGCCACGATCTTTAAGGTTACGGCCTATGCCTATAGTTTCTATGCCCAAACTGTCTTCGTACACAGTGAGGACCATACCCTCGTGTTCAATCAGTTTGTACAGGAATGTGTTTCTGTCGTACTTCATCTCTTTACTGTATGTGTGTGCATTCATTGGGCTTTTCTCCCACGGGTGACCCTCCGTGTTTTCCATCTTGAACATAGACATCTATACTTCTTTTGCTCCTACTACTGTGCATTTGTAAGTTACTGATTTCCAATCGCCGTCTATGGGTAGCTCCTCGTGAAGTGCCCGCATCTCAACACACATGGGCTTTTCTTCGAACCACTGTATTGTTTGTGTAGCACAAGTGTCTAGGGAACAGACTGTCAACATCAGGGACCAAACGACTTCCATCACACTATGCTTTTTCGTGACTCAGCCAAACCGCAAATGCACCTGTCATGGCCCCCGTGACTACACTCACTAGACCCGCCTGTGCGTTTGTCGGATCTGGCAGGAGCATGAACCACTCCACTACCCGCCAAGCGGATATTGACATCATAATCATCATCAAGCGGGGTAGTATTTTCCACTTGAGGAACCGCTCCATCGTTACTTCTGCCATGCTTACTTCTTTCCAAAGAACTTCGTCGCACTTCTAACTCCAAAGCTTGCAGCAACAATAACGCCCAAGCTGTACTGGTACCATTCAGGCATTTGCTCCAGTTGTTGAAATCCATGTGATACGACATCTTCCATCCCCGGAATGAACGCTAGTATTAAAGGCACAGAAAACAAGATTACCAACCACTCGTCTTTCCACGAGTTTTGGGCACCCTTAATTGCTTCTAAGTCCCAGTCAATCTCCCCCGTCGCCTTCTTTTCCATAATAGTCGCTTCAGCTTTGGCCGTTGCGACTTTCGCCAAAGTTTTAGCTTTTTTTGTTTCAACCGTTCCTTCAAGCCACGTACCTGCTAGTTGTGTGATTGGTCCGATAAGTAGGTTTAACATTTCCACCTCTTTCGTGCTTGGCGCAGACGGCTATTCGGATCTTTTGCAGCTTTGGGAAACTTCTTCATCTGTCCTGCAGAACGGGCACAAAATGATTTACGACGTTTGGCTGCTTTACTTCCGGGCTTCACCTTGCCTGTAACTGCAGTCTTGAGCTTGCTGCCGGGGTTCTTGCGACGATACGCTTTCACGCCCGCCTCTGTCATACCCGCGCCCTTCTTGGTAGGACGAAAGTTTTTCTTGTTACGGGCTGGCATTTTGTCAGGCTTTCTTGCCACTGGCCTTCTTCCTTTTTCTACCTGAAGCCGTCACTGACCATTTGACCTTGCCGGGTCCGGTCTTCTTTGCTGCTTCTTTTTTTGTAATGCGTTTTGCAACTTTGGCTGGTCTACACGCAGGATAGGGACGCTTCTTTTTTTCAGAACCCGAACGACCACACTTCTTGCCGGTCTTTACATCCCGCCAGTCTTCCTTGAACCACTTTGTTAAGCCGCCCTTTGGTTTAGCCATCAGGCATACGTCCCGCCACGTTTCTTGTACGTCCTAACAAGCCAAGCATTTGCGTATGCTGACGGGTAGACATCGAACTTACGTTTGGCCTCTGCCTTCACACGAGAGTACAAGGCTTTGTTTTTTGGTGTTGCGCCCTTCGACTTCTTCTTGGGCTTGGGTGGTGCTTTCTTTGCCATGTTACTTTTTCCTTGCAGTCTGTGCAGCACGACGGAAGTTGGATTTGCTAGGCGCACCCTTGCTTCCGGCTTTACGCATCTTCTCTCCGCTACCAGCTTTGATACGACGCTTTTTGGCTGCTATGTTGGCATATAGTCCACGACGTGCCATCTGACTACGCCTTTACCAGCTTGTAACCTTTTTTCTTAGCCGCAGAACGAATAGCTGCTAGGGTCATTGCGCCACCGCGCTTGCCACCCTTTGCCATGCCTTTAGACTTCATGGCTTTACCACCATTACGCATCATCTTCTTGGCACCACCGCGCATACCGCCTTTAGCCATTTTTTTCTTGGCCCCGCCACGCTTGCCGCCTTTAGCCATGCCTTTACTCTTCATCATCTTCTTCATAATCACTCTCCGCATAGAGGTTGTTGAATACCCGTCCTGTATCTTCTACGTAGTTCGGGTCTTGTTTAGAATGATGGACCCACTGACTAGGAGCGAAGTCCGGCGGGCCATCGCCCGTTACAAACCAAGCAGGGTTGGTTACCCGTACTCTGTTGTTAGGAAGTGCAACTATGTTGCCTGTCCACTCACCAGCATCCATAAGTTCTAAGATGTGGCTTTGTTTGTGTTGTGCAGGATCATCTGCAACTTCGCTGTCTGTGTAGTCTACAGTGAAGTAATACTTGGCAGGGAAAAATTCCCCGTCTATCTTAGCCAACCACGGGCAGGGTGTAGCCCTGTTTAACACAAACACAGAATGATGGTGTGACTGGCAATCCCACGGCTGGGCCAAGTGTGTTGGCATAGGCGTAGGCCACTCATCGAAGGGTGTATCACCTACCAGTGCAGTCAGGGGCATACGTGCCCACATAGCACCACCGTGTACGTTTTCTTCTTCGTCTTCGCATCCTGTGAACAACACTTGAAAAGACATGGTACGCATGGGTAGGGTGGTGACTGCGATAACCATAGCGTGTAAAAACTCACCGTGGTATCTGTCGTGGTTTGTTGTGTATTCTCTACGCACCCACGCTTTAAAGTACGGAATATTACTTGTGATGTAGTTCATGCTATCTACCCCAATGCTTTGCCAAGTAGTTTTGAACGAGGGTAGATTTTAAAGCCATGTCTTCTTTGTTGTGTCTTATAAAGTCTGCATTTACTTCATATAAGTTTTTAAGGATGTAACTTTGTTCGTATGATACGTTACTCGACATCCATCCTATGATTGCTTTACGTGTTCCCTTTGTTATGGGTTTTACACCGTGTGCGTAGATTATGGGGAATACAAGTAACTGTCCCTTACCTACAGTGTAGCTTATCTCACCAATCTCATTCTCTAGTACAAACTCTCCACCTTCGTAGTCGTCTGTAAGTCCCAGTGAGAATCCGTAGTCAAAGTATACGTTGTTACCTTTAGGTGCAGCACGAAAAGTATCTATGTGCTTGTGGTAGTATCCACCTTCTTTGTACTCATTGTAAAAATTAACTGATACTTTGTTTGGACAGATAACAGACTCTAGGTATGGATTGTTGTATAGTCGTGTAGAAACAAGTTGCCGTACTTCTGGTAACATGTCAGGACATTCTTTGTTGTCCTTTAGTTTCTCTCCATCTGATCTAGGCTGTGTCTTTGCCCCGTCTTCGTTTTTGCCCCAGTTGTCGAGGCAGTAATCTACTTCTTTTTCGTGTAGAAGCTGTAGTAACATGGTGTATCTCCCGGCTGGTTTAGCCGAACCTACCACGCAACCACAGAGTTGTCAAGGAGGCAAGTTGCCCTGCCCCCTTGAGTGTTGTTATGTTCCAGTAGAAACCGTAGCAGATTCTGCAGGGTTCTTAGAAACGTCAGCAAGAACTACGTGAACACGGAAGCGTAGTGCAGATTCACCAGTAGAGCCGCCATCAAGGATGAGGGCATCGATAGTGTCTGCAGAAGTCAGCATACGGGCATTAGCACCGGATGCACCTACTGCAGCCTCTAGGAACGGAGTGAAACCAGCAGCGCAAACAGAACCGTCAACAAAACAGTCTACGTCACCACCAGTGAAACCAACGTCTAGAGTAATCTGTCCGTTACCACGTGCTTCAAGAACTTCAAGAACACCCGATACAATCATGCTATCGGCAGGAACGTCGATCAGTTGAACGACATCACCACCAGTACCACCATCTGCAGTATCGTGTACTTGTGAAGTTACTACGTAGGGACGTGCGACATTTGCCGGATGTCCAGCAGTTCCGCCATTAGGGGTACGATCAATAGTAGCCATTTACCTAGCCCTCCCTTACGCGAAGTCGATGATGCCGCGAACTACAGCCTCTGGACGCAATACTTTACGACCAAAAACGTGCAAGCCACGAATGACATCAGAGAACGACTCAGTTGAACGAACCACTTCGGTTTTAGCGATATGCGAAGCAGTAGAGGTGGACGACATATGACCAGCGAGAATTACATTCTCAGAGGCGTCAGTTGCCACACCAGACAGAGTTACCTGATCGGTACCTGCTGTTGAGTTAAGCGCAGTAGACTTGTAACAGCGGAAACCAGCGAGGGTGCCCGGAATAGCAAGACCGTTACGCAGTGGGGATGAAGCATCACCAGTTACCTGCACTTCGGCAATCTTGTTGCCAGCTTGGAACATCTTCTCGTAGAAGATCGGTGGTGCTACAAACCAGCGATTCTCTTCCGGCACAGACTGATCGTCAAGTGTACGTGCCATCAGCAGCATCAGGTTGATGCCAGCATCGTCGGTTTCTACGTTGATAGGAGCGGATGCAGTACCCAGCGCACTGTTCGTAGTGGTAAGACCACCTGACAGTGACGCATCATCTGCACCAGCAAGACCTGCGCCATCAGAGATAGCTTGCAGGACGTTTGCATCGTACTTACGCTTCAACGCAAATGCACCTGATGAGGTAGCAAGAGCTTCGAAGTTTACGTGCGAATGCCGCTCTTCGATATCGTCGATCTTAAACGCGAAAGCGTTTGCGTTATCGACAACCATCGTGATTTGATCGTCAGCCAAGTCTTGAGCGTTTACGACGGAACCCCGTGTATACGAACTGACTGTGACTGTTGGTTCCTTGATTATGCGAACCGTGTCGCCAAAATTCTCAATTTCACCCGCGTAGTCGGTGTTAGTAATATCTTCTACAACCGAAGCACGACGGAAGAACTTAAGGACTTTTTGGCTAAAAATCTCCGGTGCAAAATTACCGGAGGGCAGGTTACCATAACCTGCAGCAGTACCAAATGCCATTGGTTCTTTCCTCTTCTTCTATGAGGTTAGTTGTTAGGGTCGATCCGTCCCTCTTGACGTGCGGAGTCTAGTTCGCCTTCCAGCTTTTCAAACTCCCACGGCTTGAGACTACGGATTTCGGAAGCCTTCCAAATGCGTTTGTCTCCGCCTTGTTCAGATGTGATTTCCCTAGCTCTAGGGGCACGTACTGAAGTCGCAGCGTCGGCCTTCGCCTTGCTAGTCTTCCTTTTTGAGATACCTGCATCTGCTTTGTACAGATCTAGGACTCGTGAAGCCCAACGAGCGTCGGTATTGTTATTGTAGATACCGTCCGAAATAGATTCGGGTTGCTCTTGTAGCCATTCTAAGAACTTCTCATCCGTCTTGATATCGTCGAAGTCAGGATGATTGTTCGTAAGTTCGCGGTAAGCCGCCTGTACCACAGTCTCCTTTTCACGTTCCTTGATAACTTCTAGTTCCTTTTGAAGTTCGCTGGTGCGTTCGTTGGCTTGCATCGCTGCTACCGTTTCGACCACCCCATACACATCAGGGTACTGTGTCTTGAATTCCTCCAACTCTTCAACTGTCTTCGGCATAGGAACATTTGCTTGTTGCGTTGCCGTTGCTAGTTGCCGTTTCTCCTCTTCAAACTCTGTTAGCTTCTTGTCGTAGTGACGTTTCAAGTCGTCGTATCGCTTCTTGTAATCGTGATCCGGCTTCTCTTCTTTCGTTTCTACGAAGCTGTTTGATTCGGGTTGTTCGGTATCTTCGCTTGCTTCTACCTCTGGGGTATCGTCTTCGTCGTCTTTGTAGACTTCTTCACGATAGTTGCCTTTGTAGAGAGTCTCGCTATTGATAGTTCCGAAAGAGTCGTTTGGTTTGTTGGCTCTTGCGCCACGTACTTGTTTTGCCATTTTGTTACCTCACTCGCGGGGCCACTTGGCTGTGGGTAGCCGCTCCGGTTGTGTCGGGGCCGTTGTTAACGGGTAGCCGACGAATTCTTTCTTTTTTCTTCAAGATATTTTTTATAAAGCCGTACCTCATCCTCTGACTCAGGTGATGCTTCATAAGCATAAAAATCATGTCCGCCTATTGTAGTTGCGTATCGTAACTGTGGATTCATTTCCATATCTTTTGCTAAAGGAGCATCTTCCCTCGTGTAAAAAGTAACGTCATCTGGAAATAATGGTCCGCCCATTTCTGTTTCAGGATCTAAAATGTTTTGAGATGATGCCATGATTTTTGTAATTGCATCTTTTGTAACTGCTCCTTTAAGAATAGAAGCTATTTTTGGCGTTAAAAATTTGGGTTCAAGACCATCATATTGAAACATATAACTTCCAGAACCTCTGCCCGGTGTTCTTTGTTTTAACGTGGATTTTAAATCAGTGGCTTTTGTAAAGTCTCGTCGTACAATCGGACTTCCTTTAACTTTTACTCCCGTAGATTTAATTCTGTTTAGCGAAGTTTGTTGAACTCCCATCATAGCTTCCATTGTAGCTTTTTCAGCAGTAGTTTCAGCTAGTGCTAACAACGCTAAATTTTCCCTATCATTTAAAGAATCAATTAAATTGTTTACATCTGGCCTCTGTTTTTTACTTGTATTATAAGTTTTAAAAGCAGTTATCATATTATCTGTTAGAGGTATTTCTGGACGGGGTATGTTTTTTCCTACATATGCCATTCTAGCGGGACTGCGTTCAGGCGGAGTAATAAACCCCCCCTCTTGCATAGCCTGTCTCCGCTCAACTTCAGGCTTCCCCATATCGTTCACAGTCTCTAGGAAACCGTAGCCACCAAACTTAGGCACATCCTTCGGCTCGACAACGTACTCACCTTTCGACAGGGCCACTTCCATCATCTTGCCGCCTTTGGATGCCTTCCGCTTTTGATTGCCCTTCGGCAAAACCCCAGCCTTTTGTAGCTTCTCAGTTATCGGTGCGTTGATTACGAATGACCCCTCCCTGACTCGCAGGTTTTCTGTGTCGGCTACAGTGGTGCCTTTTGCGTATTCTTGCGGTGGCCCCTCTACGAAGCCCGTACGCTGGATTGGATCTTTTTGGGTGGTACCCCCCTCTGCAAAACGTCTAGGGTCACTGGTGCGCCCCCGTTCCACTCCTCTGTCTGAATAATCAGCAGATGCTACCCCAGACGCTTCCTCGTAAGCTGATTGTGTACTTTGAGTTTCACGTTGCACAACATCGCTATCATATACAGATCCACCTACTCCCCCTGTATCTGGGTGGTAATCAAGCACCCCTCCAGTTACATTTATTTTTTCATCTTTATACCTACGCTGGGGAGAGGCTAATATATTAGATGCTAACTCCTGCTGCTGTTCACGAGTCATACCCCCCGGTAAAACTCCTGATAACTGCCCACCGGGAGTTACTCCCACAAGTCGTCCCTGAAAAATACCTAAACCGTATCCCTCTTCTCCTGCCATCACGTTTTCTTGTATTTTTTGTAAATTCCTTTTAGATGCGGCTTGTCCAATAGCCATGAATGGGTTGGTTGTATAAGGGCTAGAAACAAACACATCCTCAACAAGATCATCAACAGAGCCTACACGAAGATTTCCAGAAAAAAATTCAGGTCTGTCTGACCCGCCTATAGCAATTCCTGATGACACACCTGTTGCCATATTTGGTGCAGTAGTAAATCCTGTTAAAAACTTTTCAAATCCTATATCCCGTGATGAATCATCCATAAACGGATTTGGAGCGGTAGGAGCAGATACAGAAGGACGTAAACCAGCTTGTTCTTTAGCTAGAAATTGACCTACAAAATTTTGCACTTGGTTATTGAGCATCTTTTAACTTTGCAGCCGCTTCATAATCAGCCTTCAATCCCTTGATCTGTTCCAGTGAAGTTATCTTCCCCTGCAGCCGGAACACTTCCAGTTCCGATTGTGCCGCCACCAACGCCCGAAGCGTCATTTGGATCTGCTCCCGGAGGTGTTCCTCTAGGCTCTCCCATGCCTCCCTGTTCCCCAGCAGGGGGCTGAGTTTGCTGGCTTGCTTCTTGTTGAGCATTTGCTAATCCTTTCAACATCTCTGCGAAGATCTGCGCCTCGTTTACATCGTTTACAAGACTGTCAGGGTCGATATCTTGTGCGATAGCAAGCTCGCGCATGAGGTTAGGTATCTTGATAAACGGTGCTAACATAGGATTAGATACCGTCTGTAGTAGGGTAGTGAGGCGTTGGCTGCGTACTTCTTTTTGCATCACTGCAGCCACACCACGAGGTTTGATCTCTAAGTCGCCTTCGATGTCGGGAGATGTTTCGTTGAATTGCATGTTCCACTGAAAGTAAGATTCACCCAGTGGTTTCAATAAGTGATCGTCTATGTTCTTTATGACTGTCTTTAGGGACAGACTCGCTCCACCTAACAGCATAGACAAGCCTGATGCTGTTCGCCCTGTGCCTGTCACGCCAGTTTGCCCGTGCATGATGGACGGTAAACCTGTTTCTTCGTCAGCAAGTTGCCGCGATATCTGATACATTTGAATGTTCTCAGGTGCTGTGTTCGGGAACTTGAGTCCGTTGATTGCTGTGCCAGTCACACCTGACTGACGACGGAATATCTTTCCGGGAAAAATGTCCATGTTCTGTCCGGGAACAAGACTAGCCTCGTCTACGTCGAACACCAAATTACCGGCTAACGCGAGGTTGTCGATTGCCATACGAACGTGTCCGTTCATTAGCAACTGTGCATCCTCCATGTTCTCCGCTACACCTACGCCCCAGATCTGATACGGGTTGATTTCGTATGGAAATACTTGGTACGGAATACGTGCAGGAGTGAATGGGTTCAGGACACAGCGTAACACCATCGTGCCACATACCCAGATGTTCACCTGTATTTGCTCTAGTTCCCCTGTTTCTTTGGGTATGTCTAGGCCAGCTTCTTTAGCCATCTTGGCATCTAGGACGCCCCAGTATTCTAGGACTTCGTAACGACTGTCGCCTACGTATGGTTCTGTTTCTTCTTCACGTATTGTATCTTCGTAGTATTTGTCCTCGTAGTTCGGACCTTTAGCTAAACATTCTTCTATCACATCTGCGTAGAAATATGGCTGTGCTATCAGGCTGCGAAGCTGTTGACGGTTCATACGATGCCGTTGTATTACATACTCACAGTCTTCGATGCTTGTAGCGGATGGGTCTGGGTGAAAGTCCCAAGCAGATACGTACTCTATACGCGGCACCACTCGCTCGTATGGGTTGTACATGCGCCCTTCGGGGCCACGTTCCCATCGATGTACACGCTTGTAGTGATTGAACGGTCCCTTTACTACACCTGTGCCTAACAGGGCCGACTCAAAAATAGAGCTACGAAGAACATTCACTGCTCTAGTGTCTAAGAGTTGATCGTGAACCAACTTTTCCATATTTAAGGCGGCTCGTTGTGCAGGATTTATCTGTGGCTCACCTGCGAGGGCTGGCCCCTCACTTATAGGCGCATTACCGTAACGTCCTGCCATACCTCCCAAGAAATCCATAGAAGGAGTTGCTTCTGTTGCCCCTTGAGGTAACTCACGTCCATCCCCTGCAAAACCGTACGGATCTTCTTGTTGTACAATTTCATCTAGGGGTGTAGTCAGGTGAGCAAACTCTGCTATGCCTTCTGGTACAGGTGTAGGCTCTATAACCAGCGGAAACTTTTTGTTTGCAAACAAGATGTCTACAATTTGACCGTACGCAGCAAGAACCTTTGTCTTGGTAATCTTGATGAATACCCGTGACTTTTCACTGTCACGGTATTGTGTGGTCGAGTCATAGATACCACGAAAGTTCTTGTACGCCTTCAACCATCGCTGCTCGTACGAAAAACGTCCGTTCTCTGCGTCGTCGAATCGTGCCTTGACGTACGCAGCTATCCCCGGCATCTGCTCTTCAGGCTCGACTAGGGGTACAGCAGTGTCGTCTGCAGGTTCCAAAAAGTTATCGGACATGATATTCCTTTATTAGCTGAAGTAGTTTCTGTCTTCAGCCATCGTATTAAATGAAGCTTCTACCGTAGGCTTGGTTTGCTTCTTTGGCATATCTTCGGTTAACACACCTGTTTGGGCACGAGTATTAAACTCTAAGCCTTCACGGTAGAGCTTTGCGCTACCCTCATCAGTGTCAACACTAACTTTGTCGGCATTCATAATGTATGCCTCACCAAAGTTGTAGTCGCCAGTAGTTTTGTTAGCCATTGTTTCCTCCCGTGGAGTGGTAATTAGCGGACGATTCCGCCGTATAAAAATGATGGAATCTTACCGCCTCTAGCCATAAGTTCTCCCATCGGAGTTGGTTCGTTCTTCATGGCTTTAGAACGAGCCGTGTTTACGTCTTCTTTGAAGCCTTCTGCTTCTAGGTTTCCTTGTTCTGTAGGAACAGGATCGGGTACGGTTATATTCATTTGTGGTTGGACTCGCATCGGTCCAAAAAGACTGGCAGCTTGTTGCCCTATAGTCATGGCTCCCTGTGGATCAGCAACTGCCCCCGTTGTTAATTCAGCAGCCACTCCCGCTCCCTCACCTACTTGCTTGGGAAGCCCTAGTGTTTCTGCAAATCTTCCGCCTTTTTGTTGGGCAACATCGAAGCGATCAGACTCTCCCTCTTTTCTGAAGAGTGCTTCTGTTCCTACCTCCACAATGTCTAGTAGACCTCCGGGCATACCCTTCATTACGCCGTATGCGCTACCTAGTGCCGAAATAAGGGGAGCTTCAAGTTTACTAGGATCTATTTTAGGGACCAAACCTTTAAGTTGATCTATATAACTACCGCCTTTATTTACGGCTGATTGATACTTTTGAGTTTTGCCAGCATCTGTAAGTTCTTGTTCAGCAGCAGCGACTTCAGGAGCAATTTTTCCTCGCTCTATTGTTTTTATGTCAGCAGCTTCTCCAGCAGTTTGTTCAGCTAGTCTAGCTTCTTGGGTTCGTTGCCCTGACTGTGCAAGTTCTAGTTCTCTACCTGCTTGAATTTGTTCTGGCGTGGCTTCTGTTATTTTTACAGCAGATCCAACCTTCGATCCTTTAATTTCTATCTTCGGGTATTCAGCATTAAAAGTTTCAGGAAGTTCTAGTTTTAAGTATTGACCAAGAGACTTGGCGTTAGGAGAATTGGTAGCGTCTGCCATCAACGCTTCGAAGCCAATAAGTGCAGAGCGACGTGCTTCAAGTGAGTCGAGGTTTTCTACGTCTGTGTAAAATCCAAGCATTACACGATCAATTTTATCAGGTCCACCCTCCCCTACGTGACCAAGAATTTCTCCTGCTGCTTTAGGGTCACCTAAACCATTAGCGATAGCGGAGGCGGTGATACGACGAATAGCTGTGTATCCTTTTGGGTCTTCTTTTAGTAAAGCTAATGTTTCTTTATCTATTTTTGGATAGACGTATTTATTGAAGGCTGCTGCAATTTTGTCTGTATCTATATTCGGAAATAGTTCTCCATCCACAGCGTTGGCATATCTACGATTTAACACTTGTTGTATTACAGGACCAATAGGTCTGTCTGGACCTTTTCCTTTTCTACCCTGTCCCGGTAAATCAGGATCAGGAGAATATAATATTCCTGACTTTGGATCATAAAAAGGTCGAGCAGGGTAAGTTTCTTCAGCTAGTTCTGCAGTGGTAGCTATACCAGAAACATCTGTCCCACGAAGACCAAGCATACTGGCAACAACAGCATCTCTCATTATAGGATCGGGTATTTCACCTACGCCTTTTAGGACACCCTCAAGCACCCCTATGGGTATCGCTCCCCTTGCAAGTTTCTTTTTACCAACTGTGGTTGATGGCTTTACTAATCTTCCCTCTGAAACTGCTTTAACATCATTCCGTATAGGATCAACTACAGTTGTCCGTATACTTGCTTTAAAATCAACATTTCTTGCAGCAACATCTAGATCAGCAAACGAAGAGTCTAACGATATGTTATTTTTTGGTAATCTTTCTATTAGTTTAGCAAATCCCTCTACATTTTTGGTAGGAGATTTTGGTCTTACAGGAAATGCTTTTTGCATAGCCTGTGCAAACTCTTTTGTTTCGTCGCGCTTCAAAAGTCCGGGATCAATCGCAATACCTTTTGCGTAGAACCGTGCAATCAAACCGTCACGAACAGTGTGAGTTCCCGCTGCTATGCGTTCTTGTATTTCAGACACAGATGTAATGTTTCCGTCAGGAAACAAACTCTCTTTTATAAAGGAGAATTGTTGTACACGTTTGTCGAGTGTCTTGCTCATTTAGTATCCAAATACTTCATCTTGAACTTGGTGGACTTGGCTTTTTATCGCACCTAGTTGTTTGTGTATCGATGCGTAGCCTGTCATGCGTGTCATCATTCCGTAGCGCAGGGCATCGTATGCGTGGTCCTCTGCTTTCGTGTCTACATCTTCGCTGTTAGTCTTGGACAGGGGTATACCTGCAATTTGCTTGACGATGTTCTGGCAGCTAGAGAAGAAGCGTAGGCGGGGTTCGTTTGTGTACGAATCATTCGCTAGGCGTCGATGTATCTCCATCTTGCCCTGTATGCGATTGCGGTCTGCTGGAGTCCAGCGCACACCACTACGCATCATCACCTCTGCGATTGAAGGCCCAAAACCTGTCTTGTTCCAGCAAGACGAGTCAAGGACCGTGTAGTGTGGTAGAGGATCTAGTTGTTCTGCTTCTAGTATTCTATCAGCCAACTCTTCCGCTGTCAAGTGTTTTTGATATAACTCTCTGTAGATCCAGATGTTATTGTCCCAGTCGATTGCGCCCCAGAGGACACAGGATGGTGCAGCGTATCCGTAGTCTGCCATGCGTAGGCGGGGCCAGTTCGTCGGAAGTTCGAAGGGTTCTACGACGTGCCTCTCACGAGAAAACTCTGGGAAGGCTGCTCCCTCTGCTACATCCCAGTCACCCTCTAGGAGTCTCTTGCGTTCGACTTCCGGCAGTGATCTGAGCATCGCTTCGTACTGACCGTCTGCCATCAGGTAGGGATTGTCGGTCAAACGTGCTGGTACGAACTTGCGGAAGAAGAGGGGCTGACCCTCTCTCTCGTGACCGGGAGGCCACAGGAATTCACGCTTAGTCTCTACGTCAAAAGCAGGGAATGCCTTGTTTGGTTCGATTCCTTCGATGTAGGTTTTCTTGACCCACCAACCACCCACTCCTCCGGGGTTGGCAGTGCAGCGCATGTACAGGTGTTGCTGGAGTTCAGGATCAGTAGTACGAAGGCGAGAACGCAGGTAATCCCAGACGTAAGGTGTGGGGTACTGTGTAATCTCATCGATGCCTATCCAGTTGAACGCTTGTCCTTGAAAGCGGGTTACGTCTTTGTCTTTGTCGAGGTAGGTAAACCAGATGGTTGCACCGGATGGGAAATGCCACGTAGACTTCGACTCACGAAACTTCGCACCGGGAAATGCTTTTACGTACAGTTGACGTGACTTGTCGATCAGTTCTGTCAGTTCATCCAGAGTGCGGCGCAGGAGTAGACCACGATGATTAGGATTGTGACAATAACGTAGCGGGTCCGCAAGAAGCGCGAAGCTCTTCCCTCCGCCCGCAGCACCGCCATAAAGAACGTCTCGTTCCCCCGCCGATAGGAAGTCTTCTTGGGGACCGTCGTTCGGCTTGAAAACAATTTCGGCATCTTCAACGAGATCCGTAACTGCAGGAGGGAGGCTGGTAAGATCCCCCTGATCGATAACTGTGGTGGCTTTGGCATTGAGGGCATCTTCAACTTTGCCCATGCTAGTTGCAATCTTCTTAGCATACTTGCGCTTACCCTCCGCTTTCTTGGTTACCTTTTCTGCACTCTTCTTGGCTGCTGTGAGTTTCTTTTGGGCGGCACGACGGGCACGTTCCCGCTTGGACATGTGGTACGTGGCTTTAGGGGCGTTGGGGTCTTTCTTGGGTCTACCCGTTTTTTTCGGTTGATTCACTTGCTGGCCTTCCCCGATGCTTCATATTCTTGCTTCTCATCACGGCTGCTCTGACTGCTTGTCGTTCAGTGGCGTGTGTGCTGGTGGGTTGTATGTTGCCAGAGTATATCCCATCCTCTACTTCTTTGGGTGTGAGTTTTACAGGGCCGTATATGGTAGGAGCGTTTACATACCGCCCCTCTATTTCTAGAGTGGTTGATCGTTCAGAGAATCTTTCTCCGTCCTTTTCATAGATCGGTTTACCGTATTGGTTTTTTAAGCCTGTGTTTTTACCGCCGTGCTTAGTTGGCATCTAGGACTTCTCCGCGCTTCTCTGTGCGGAACGACCACGACAAACCTTACCACCCTGTCCGTACGCTGGGGTAGAACTAAACATAGCAATAAACGCTCCCACTCCGGGAAGCGCACGTAAGCCCAAAGACTTTAGTACGGAAGTGGGGGTCTTTATTTTGTTGCCTTTAATGGCTTCTTTTTGTTCTTTGATTAGTTGTGTTCTAATCTTTTTGTCCCTAGTTTCTAAATCTTTTGGATTTATTGACTGGAGTCTTTGAAGTTTTTCTTTTGCTTGGGATTCCATACCGGCTTTTAGCTGGGCTGCTCGTCTTTGTCGTGCGCTTCCTTTCGGTTTTGTCTGTTTTTTTTCATCAATTTTTTTAGCTGCGTAAGCTCCTGCTGCTCCTCCAATACCTGCAGCACCAGCAGCAGGGTATCCAAACTCTGCTATAGTTTCTAAAGTATCTTTATCCATCGATCACGACCTCTTTCTTCGGTGGTAACAGGACCACGCCGTGCATAGCCGTCACATTGTGGTTGATTGTCTCTGCTTGACGTACTCCTACGCGATTAAGGAGGCTCTCAGCGGCCTTGAGGCGTAAGTCATCACCTCGTTCGGGGGCAGGGTTGTCTATTGTGTCTACAAGGCGTGTAGCAGCCTTAAAGGCGTTCATAGAAAGTACGTCTTTTGTGCGTTCGACTATCTCATCAGCTAGGTTTTTGCGTAACCAACCTGCAGATCCCTCCGAATACCCTGCGTCTACGGCTGCTCTGGTCACCTGACCACCGTTTTCGAACAGAATGTCTAGGAATTTGCTCTGTTTTTCGGTTAACTCACGCTTTTTGGTGCGTGGCTGGGGCAACAGGTTCATAGTTTATGTACTTTCACCGCTATTGTACTCACAACGATAGCCTTTTTGGATTAGATACGGGAAGAGTAGCCGCGTATCTTCTACCATAGTGGCAATTCGTTGCTCACACGCCTTCTCTGTGAGGTACGGACCCTTGTTGTCTATCGCTTGCATACATTCAGTAGGCTGATTCATAGAACATAGCAGCAGCATCGCTGTGAACATGGTCGATCTTTCTTTTTTGAATGGGTGTAGGCGTGAGTTCGTGTAGCCACAAGCTCGCTTTTTACAGAATATGCTTCGAAATCGGGGAGATGTGCTATTTTCGAACCGACCTACGCACCTATTATGGGGATATGTGCTATATAAGTCAAGAAAAAAATAATTTGGGCTTGACAATTCCGGTATACGACAGTACAATCGGGGTACCCCCGCCGGGATACATACATATGCAGGGATGAATCGCCGGGTACCCCCTACACACTACTTTTTGATGTATAGATAACCCCATCCAAACAAATTGATGGCGGGTTTGCATACAGTATCCGGTACCCCCCGGTGGCCCTACCGACCCCTACACCCCGAAGATCATTGCCAAGGATGGCATATGCCGAATGCCCACATAAATCTCGCCGATTAACGCCCAAGCTTTTACTATTGGCG